CTTGGCGTCCAACATTGCGCGGACCGTGATGTACAGCCGGTCAATGTCGTCCTGCGTTCGGGTGGTGGTGCGGCGCTCCACGTTTGGGCCCTTCGAGTGCTTGCTCACAATGTTGAACGTCACCTTCGGGTCGTGGTCGTAGTTCTGACGAACAACAGAGACGTAGGCTGTCGCCTGAATGTCTCCATGCTCGCGGCCCTCTTCCCACTTGCGTGTCGCGGTCTTGTGCTCAACAACATCGTTTGTTGTCGTCACCATGTCCAACACCGACTTCAGCTTAATCGGCAGCTTTCCCAGCCGGCTGTGGGTGATGTCGGCCATAAAGGCGCGCTCGACTGCCTTCGCAGACCAATCGTCGCCCTCAAAGATGGCAGCCTTCAACATTTCTTCACCAAGAGCGCTCTGGCTAATCGGGTCCTTATCGGACTCGTCTGTCCAGTTCACCTTTTCTGACTCGTCTGCGAACGCAGCGCGATACAGCTTGATTGGCATGGTAAGGTCGCCGGTCTTCTTGCCGCCATTGAGCGGTTCATACCAGTTGGCGAGACCTGCGTGCACCGCAGTGCCGAGCGCGAAAAACGAGCTCGTCTTTTCGGTCCAAAGGCCATTCTCGTAGCGGTACCACCACCGAAGAGGGCAGGCCTGGAACTCGCGGATCTCGCTGACGCTGACGTGCTCGCGCATTAGGCGCCGAGCTCGGCCTTGCGCGACGTGTAGAACTGGCCAAGCCAGCGCTTCTTATCGGCGTCAAGGTTTGATGCGGCAATCTGCTGCGCAACAGCCGTAAGATCAGCGCCGGTCACGGAGCCGTTGATTGCGTCGCGCCACTCAATCAGTGCTGCGTCATTGCCAAAGGCATCGTTTGCAGCCCGCAAGATAGCCTCATCATCAATCTTCTGCTTCTCGCGCTCCTGAGTTGGAGAAGGCTTTACTGCCCCGCCCTTTGAGCGGATCTCGTCGCCGGACGCAACCTTCTTTGAAGGGAGCCCAGCCATAACAAGTGCGCGACCAACGGCCGACGTCTCCGTGTTCTCAAGCTCTGAGCCACGGGTGTATGGCGTGCTGCCTGGGATTGCCATCGATGCGTGGCCGGTGCCGGCTGGCTTCTCTTCGGCAACTTCGCCGCGATAGGCCCATGCCTTAACAACAACATTCTTGTCGCTCAACGAAACAATCTCCGTTTCGATGCGAGCATTTGGATATGCGTCGTACCAAGCGCGGAGGCGCTCCGCTACATCAATGTAATCCTCTGCAAACTTCTTCTTCGGTGCCGTGTCGTATGCCATTCCTAACCTCACTTCTCCGAGCTAAAGAGCTCGGCTTCACTAAGACCAAGATACTCCGACAATCGTCGTCGCATCTCCGCCGTCATCGGCGCGTGTCCGTATTGGACCTGGTTCAGATACCCATAGGATACACCAAGATGCATGGCGACCCATCGTCGCTTCACCCCGGACTCCTTAATCAACTGCCATACTTTGGCATTCTTCTCTCGCTGCTCGATGCGCAGCTCCTTGTGCTGGTCTCCGCTTTGCTTACTCATTGCTCTCCAAGTCTCCGTCAAATGAATAGGTCGTTCCGTGATCGATCCAGTAATCAACGGCCAACTGAATGCCGTCCGCTACCTGCCACCAGCGCTCTGGGTCCATTGCGGCGCAGCTGCCATTTCGCAGGTCTGCCAGTACGGACTGATAGACCCACGGTGCCATTGCATTTCGGTCTTGAATGCCCTGAACTTCGGCTGCCATCTGCGGGATAGCTGCGGCGACGGCATTGACGCCGATGCGCATATCTTCGATGTTCCAGTCTACTTGCTCAGTCATACTTCCTCCTGCTCAACTACCCTAGTAGTATCCGAAATTCCATCCGCACTGTCAAGTACGGTGTTCGCGCCCCGGAGAATTCGCTCCATGCAGGCCCTATGAATAGCCGCACCGGCACTAAAAGATTGTAGCTCACCAAGCGGCATAAGGTTTCCACGCTTGATCCGTACTTCTCGCCGATTTGGGCAGAGATCGTACGAGCACCCGAGATCACCCGGGTACTGCATATTTGGATTTTTCATCGAGATACTCCCTCAGCTTTGGCCGCCACGTTCTGGTCGACTCGGTCTTTACCCTATGGTGATACCCACAAAGCAAGACAAGGTTTTCCATAGTACTTGGACCGCGCTTGCCAAGGCCGGCGTTGTCCACGTGGTCTAGCTCCCAAATAATGCCTTGACCGGAGCCGAACTGGCTCCCACAAGCTCCGCCCATGCCAATCTTCGCCCCCACACAGGTGTGGTCGCGCTTGATGACTGCGTAACGGATTTCCGGGGTTACCGGGTCTTTATGAGGCATACCAGAAGCGTATCACATTAGATTTCATTGTGCAAGCGCATGTTTTCTACAATCCGCAGTCCAATCCATTCGGCCACCTGGCTAACGACTCCGTTGCCGCATGCGTCTGCCCGGGTAGATTCGTTGGCTCGGTCAAGGAGGGGGTGTTCAATGCAAGCCCCGCTGGTAAGCAGGTGGGAACCGAAGACGCCCGAGGATGAGAAGGCGGTAAGGGTGCTGAACTTGCCGTCCTCTGTCCAGCGCTCAAAGAATCCAGACTTCTGATTGCGCTCGTTTTTGCGGAACATGCGGATCTGGCCCGAGCTGGAGTTTGGCGTCTCTACCGGCCGGTGGTCTTGACGTGTAGACGTCGGAATCCTCGGACCATTGTGTGCCCGTCCGGCCAGCCCATCAGGCGCTCCATTTCGAGCGTAGTCAATCTTCGCAAAATCAAACGCCGCTGGTCGATAGTTTCCAGGATCATTTGGTACAGGTCCGGCGTAAAACCGATTTTCGTGCCACTGGCTGACGTTGTGACCGAACGCCCAAGGTAGTTCGTTGCTTCCCCGTGTGTCAAGAAGAACCTCGCCGGCACGACTGGTTCCACGATGTCCAAGAAGGAAGACTCGACGGCGCGGCTGGGGCACTGGGCGCCTTCCCCCATGCAATTGACAGCTTCCGAAGCTCGATGCATCCACAGTTCGCCACGCCACGCCATACCCGAGCCCATCCATTTCCTGGAGGAGTCGCCCCATGTCTCTTCCGCCGTTTGAGGTGAGGAGTCCGGGGACGTTTTCGAGGAGGACCCACTCCGGGGAGAACGCTTCGACGAGGTTAAGGAACGCGAAGGCAAGGACTGATCGCTCACCGCCAAACCCCTTTCGTTTTCCCGCACTGCTTAAATCCTGGCAGGGAAATCCTGCCGACCAAAGCCTAGCAGACTGCCACGGCTCTCCGGTTTGCTCTGTGCTAATAGTTGTGATGTCGCCAAAGTTGGGGATACCCGGCCATTGCTGCGCAATAATGGCAGATTGATAAGGGGCATTTTCACAAAAGGCAACGGTGTGCCATCCAGCTGCTTCTAGGCCAAGGTCAATGCCGCCAACTCCACTAAAAGTGGAGAAGTGACTAAGACTTTTTGCCGCGCTTGGCTTTGGACTTTTTTTGCTTTTCATCACTGCTAATTATAGCAGCAGATGGAAGTTTTTCGCCAGAATCGCGTAGCACTCTGCAGGGAATGCAAAAGCATGGCTGCTGGTGATAAAACTTGTCGGCCATTACCGCTTCTCGCGGGCTTCAACCTGTCGCATAATCTTGTTTGCCCAGCTCTGGCCAGGGTTTCCGCCCCAGAGGGCCCAGGCAATTCGACCTGCTGAAGGATAGCCCTTCTCGCCAGGGTTGAACCCCTCACCCTGCTTATCAACTTCATGTCGAGCAAGGAACGCCCGCATCTTGCGGACGCGAGGAATTGTCATCTTTCCGCCAATCAGCATACGAGCGGTTGTCTGCCCGGGCCCAATCCCGCCGCGACCAAACTCTTCTCGCCACTTAAGGCCACGCTTGGCCTCCGCGACTACCGCCGAAGGAACGCTGAGGTTAATGCCGGAGTAGTCCGCAGCTGCGTAGTTGGCGGCAATCTCGTCTGGTCCGTGAACGTTCGTTGCGCCGGCAGCTCGGTATGCCTCGCGGACATCGCCGTCGTTCTCAATCGCCTCAACAACGTTGCCGTCTTCCTTCATAATCTTGGAAATCTTGTAGCGCTTGAACTGCAACCCTGCCCCAGCTGGGAAGTCTGAAAGATACAGGGCGTCATGAGGGATGTCGTTCTCCTCTAGCCACAGGCGCGTCTCTTCAAGGCGCTTGGCTGATCGGGCGCTGACAATAAAGATGCGATGGTTGTCGGCCTTGCGCTGCAGATAGTCGACTACGGCATCGTTTGCCTCGTCACTTCCATCCGAAACGGTAAGCGTTCCGTCAATATCGCACACAATAATTGGGTCGCCAGCAGCCTTAGCCGTTTGTGACTGAGGCGAATTTGAAGGGGTATTGTCCGGGGTCATGTCAGAACCCTGCGGTGGCGAAGAGACGCCTTGTGGGTTGTTGGCTGTAGGCGGAAGGTTGCCTTCTGGGCCTGGCTGACCGTTGTTGACAATATTGTCTAGATACTTCATATAGACGTCCATTGGCATATATCCTTGCGGGCTTGGAAGCCAAATCTGCTCGCCCTCTACGCCAACGCCGTCCTGACCGCGCTCGCGCAAAGCATCATTGAGGCGGAGCCATGGAAGGCCGGCAAGTGCTGTCTTGTAGTATGCGGACATTTCTCCCTGGCTCTGGCGGCCCATATCGGTGTAAGCAAAACGAAGGTTCTCATCGTAGCGCCAGACAATTTCTCGGGTTAGGTACTCAGCAATAAGGTCAAGGAGTGGCGCAATGCCGACGTCCTGAGTGAATGCAGCACCCTGCTCGGAGGTGCTTCGGTTGACATCAAATCCAATGCCGATGTCTTGCGGCTGCACGCCGAAGACGGCGCAGATCTTTCGGGCAAGGTAGACCTGCCACTCCATGAACTGCATGTCTCGATTAGATGATGCGAGAGGCATCCACTGGATGCCCTTGCCGCCGCCGGTAATGGCAATCTGGCTTCGCCCAGCAATCTCTGCATCCCAATAAGCGCGGAACGCGTCAACCTGGTCGGCGCGGACGCCTTCGCCAAGGTGCAATACGCCTGGCGGAGCGGCTGCCATTACTGCCTTTGAGTTGTACGCCGCTGCGGCTAGGTCTGCCTCAATGGTCTCAGACAAGACTTCAAGTGGCGAAAGGCCAAGAGGTGTGTAGGTGACAGGGTTGGCAATAATGACAACAAGCTCTCCGTTTAGATATCGTGCAACTTCTCGACCGTCCGGGTCAAACTCGTAGTAGCGGGGCTTTGCCGGATCGCTGCCATCCCACGATGAGTCAAAGACAATCTTGGAGGCATCCTTACCGTATAAGGCTGCAATAGGCTTGTTTGACGAGCCAATCCTGCCGCCTTTTGTTGGCACAACTTCAATCGCACCCTGGTCAAGAACCAAAATATCCTCAATAACCGGCTCGATCAACGAGCGGAAGGATTCCATCTTCGCGTTCGGCATGCGCATCAGGTCCTTAATTTCCTGGACCTTCTTTGGGTTTACCGGGCTATCTGAGTCAAGGGCAACGATGTCCCACTTGGCGCGGCTTACCTGGGTGCGGCGCAAGTTGATAGCAGCGCGAATCCAAGGGTTGGTGCGCGACCAGCGACGGAGCTGCTGGGTGCTGCGCTTGGCATGGTGGGTAACGCCGGCAACGCCTCGGGCATAGGGCGCGTCATCGTACTCAGGCGTTGTGGACATGGCCTTATCGGAAGTGCCAAAGCTGAGGCCAACGCCATCAAGAATGCGGCCAAAAAGTGATCGGCTCTCTGCCATTATGTCCTTCCATGTTTGCTACGACGGACAGCTGACCAGAAGATATCGTCGGTCATGCGCCGGTTAATAATGTCCTGCATCTCCATCTTTGTGCAAGAGAGGACCCGTCTACCACCTCGGTATCCTACCGTATACGGCGCAAGATACCTTCCCCACCAGGATGGAACGACCTGCCGCCCGTCGGAGAAATCAGCTTCGATAGTATCGTATATCGATGGTGGCGTCAAATATCTTCCTCTTCAATGCCGTCAATTTTGTCTTGCTCTTTGAAAGCCTGCTCAATGTCAAGCTGATGCTTTCGCTGCTGGGGTACGCTCTTCTTTGCTTTTGCTAGGCCATCATAGCACCAGCGGCAGACGTTGTACCGCTTCTGGCCTTTTGCGCGCGGCACCATCGGCTCCGGGATTAGCTCGTTTTCGTGGTGCTGGCCAATTGGGCCAGCCATGATCCCACAAGAGGCGCATTGGGGGTGGGACCGCTTGAGCTTTTGGTACGTCTCTAGAACCGGGGTAATTGTCTTGTGTAGCCGAATTAAGGCAGACGCCAGCTCGCGGACTTCCCGTCCGCGCTCTCGTATCTCGTCACACAAAACACAATGTAGGCTGTCTTCGTGCGGTTGGTGGCTGGGTGCAAACTCAATATCCATGAGTGGATACTATCAACAGGCTAATGACTGGTGTGTGAAATACTGTTGTAGAATATCCACGTATTGTCCGCATGAAGCTTAGTTTGGTAAAAAGTAACAATATTCTATCGCCTCAGGGTTGTAGTCTTGGTCCAATACATCGTTCATAGAGATTAATATCTCATTGACGCAAATATCTCGTGCCATCAATATGGCCCGGTACCCTAGGGAGGTAAACGTGGATTTCAAGGTTTATACAAACGCCCTGAAAGCATATGAGGCGCCAGGTGGCGACCTATATGTTACCGGGACGACTTCTTCAACAATTCGTGATTTGCATGGCGATGAGATGACCCTCAACGCCATTAAGACCATGGCCGATACGGCCAAGCAAAACATGACTATTTTCCTTAACCACAATTACAATGTCCCGCAAGACCTTTTTGGTTCGGTCAAGGACGCCCGCGTTGTAAAGCGCTTTGACGCCGAGACCAGCTCTGAGGTCTATGACCTTGACATTGACGTGCTGGTGTGTAAAGAGGACGAGAACCCAGAGGCCATGCGCGCTTTTAAAGCCATCAAGCGCGGCGTCAAGCTGGGCCTCTCTATTGGCGCGCGTGTTGAGCGAGTCTCCAGAAAGAAAGACGACCGGACTGGCGAAGATACCTACGTTATCGACTCTGTCAAGCTGATGGAAGCTTCGGTTGTTGGCATCCCAGCAAACCAACGCTCGTACTTGCAGAACGCCCTTAAGAGCCTTAAAGCTGCTGAGAAGTCTGGAGAAATTGAGATTTCAGAAAAGGCTGCGGCCAATGGCGTCAGCAAGGGAGACTTTGTTTCCTGGGGCTCTAGCGGCGGAACGGCCCGTGGCCAGATTACCAGAATTGTCACCGATGGAAAAATTGACGTTCCGGATTCTGAATTTACCATTACCGGAACCCCCGATGATCCAGCGGCCCTTATTCGCGTTTGGCGAAAAGGCGCAGAGGATTGGGCACCTACTGATACACTAGTAGGGCACAAAGTCTCCACTTTACGCAAAATTGATTCTTTGAAGTCAATTGTTGAGCCTGGATTGGCAGATCGCCAAGACGTGGATGTACAGCGGTCATCGCAGCCTTTTGCTTCTTTGGCCCAGGAACTGTCTGAGTTGGATTCAACTGAGACGCCAGAGGCCCCAGAAGCGGGCGATACTGAAGGAGAAACTACCGTGGATACTGAAAAGGCCACGCGGGTTACCGTCACTGTCACGCAAAGCGACGACAAGGAGACGAAAAAGCCCGCAGAAGATAATCAGGCCGTAGGGGCCGAAGGCACAGAGGCGGAAGCCGCTGTTGCAAAGTCTGATACTGAGCCCGTAGCGGAGCCAGCTGTCGAGGAGCCGGCCGTTGAGCCTGCCGCCGACGAGCCTGCTGCTGAGGAACCTGCCGCTGAAGAGCCTGCTGCTGAGGAGGTCGTTGACCCGTCCATCCAGGCCCTGCAGGATCTTGGGGCTGTCCTTGTTCGCGCCAGCGCCGATGAGCGCGCGCGAATCATTTCTAAGGTCGCTGAGCTTGCCGCTGATGGTGAGCCTGAGGCTGTGGCAGAGGCTGCAGAGCCAACGCCCGAAGTTGCGCCTGAGGTTGCAGAGGAGCCCGCTGTGGCGCCTGTGGAGCCAGAGGCGGAGGTTGCTGTCGAAGCCCCGGCTGTTGAGGCCCCGGCTGTTGATGAGGTGACCGCTATCGCTAAGTCTGCACTGGATGCAGCCTTTGCCGCCCAGCAGGAGGTCGCAGCCGTCAAGGCTCAGCTGACCGAACTGTTGAGTCAGAAGGCCACGGTCGAGGCTGAACTTGCTAAGGCACTTGATGTCGTCGGGCGATTGATGGATCTTCCATCCGGTCGCAAGTCGTATTCTGTTGCTACAAACAATTCTAAGACGAATGCCCCTTGGCTTTCGCCTATCATCCAGCGCATGCTGGACAGTGAGGAGTAAATCATGAGCGAACTCAACGAGAAGCTACAGGAAGTGCAGAAGGGTCTTGATACCCTTGGCACGGCCCCGCACCTCGTCGGCCGAGTTGCCGACGAGTCCATTGACGTCGCCGAGGCGTATGCTACCCAGCGCGAACTTCGCAAGAAGTTCTCGAAGATGAGCAATAACGAGCTTGGCGAAGCGCTTGACATCCAGGCTACCCGCGAGTCGGGCAAGCAGGCTTCGTCCGACGTTCTTAACCGCCTTGCGGTTGCGAACCCGAACATCGCCAAGCTGCTCGATGCGAGCGGTGGCGCGGCCCTTATCCGCCAGGATCTTGAGCCAATTCTTTACGCACTCTTCGTAAAGCGATTCCCGTTCTTTGAGCGCATCCGCAAGGAGCCGGCAAACGGCCTCGTGCACGCGTTCAACCAGCAGACCGCTTACGGCGATGCAGTGTTCCAGACCGAGACCGGCACGGTCACGGACGACACGAACACCTACGCACGCCAGACGACCAACGTGGCCGTCCTGGCAACCCGCCGTGGTATCACCCTGAAGTCGCAGTTTGCGATTACCCAGGGCGGCGCCCCGGGGCAGCAGGGCCTTTCAACCGAGCTTGAGGGTGGCGTCACTGCCATTGCGCACAAGCTTCAGAAGACCCTCTTCCAGGGTAACGCAACGGTCACCGCAGGCGCGGGCGGCCTTTCAACCGCCGAGCTTGGCGCATACGATGCGAACGGGTTCGATGGTCTCCGCAAGCTCCTTGGAACGGCAGCCGGTACGGCGCAGATCTCTAACAAGGGAACTGCCGCTTACCTCAAGACGATCAACGAGAACGTCGCAAGCATCCTGAATGCTGGTGGCAATCCTTCCGCGATCCTGTGCTCGCCTACGGACTACGCCGGTCTTGTGAACGAAGTGACGAACCTTGTTCGTTACAACGCTCCTACCCAGGCTGGTAACGTTATGGGCCTTACGCTCGGTTCAGTTGTCACGGCCGCTGGGGAGCTTCCGCTCCTCTCCGTCCCTGGCGACAGCATCGGGTCGTACACCTTGAGCTCGGTCGACTACCGCGACATGTATGTCGTGGACGAGTCGGTCTGGTCGATGCCGTACCTTGGTTCGGATTCGATCACCACGCTCGAGATTCCAGTTGGTGTAAACGGCTCGCTTTCGCGCCTTTACATCATGTACTGCATGTTCGGTCTTGCCAGCAAGGCCCCGCAGTTCAATGGTAAGGTTCGCGTCTCGATCTAATCGGGACTACCTTCGGGTAAATGAAAAGGGGGCGGGGGAAACCTCGCCCCCTTTTCTTTCGGAGTACACTATGGCAAAACGTCGAAAAAACCGCAGAATCCCTCACCACGAATTGATGGCCAGGAAAGCAATTGCTTTTGCTATTGCCAACAACCCCTCTTACCTGGTAGATATTACTTGGGAATTTGGTAACAAAATCATGCTTTCCGACGATTCGGTTCTTGAATTTAAGAACGGAAGGGCCAAAATCCCGCTCGCGCTTCTTCCGGAGGCGGAGCGACACGGGTGCAAGCGCGCCTAGTAAAAGGAGAAAACCATGGTTGACCTTAATAGCATTCTTGGAAAGTCCGAGGAGAAGGCTCCCGAGGCTGTTGCCCCGGTTGTCGTAGCTCCAGCAGAAAAAACCCCTGTCGCTCAGGCCCCTGTCGTTGCGGCCGCTGTTGCCGCAGCCCCAGTTGCCGCCGCCCCAGCAGGCGAAAAGCCAGCAGTTGGCAGCGGTTGGGAAGTTGCCCCTGGCATCTGGCAGATTGTCGTTCCGGTAACCGGCGCGTTCACCCTTCCAGACGGACGATGGGTTCGCCCAACTGAGCAGGACGGCGTTTCGCGCGCTGCCGTGCCAGTCGAGTGGATTGAATACGTAAAGGCTCTTGGAAAGTAATCGTAGGCGGGGCGATATGTACCGCCGCCACATGAAAGGCGGATTGCAACAACATGGCAAGTCTTGTCAGCATAAGCGTCCCTAATATTGTATCCGACATCTCGACGTACAACCGCGTAGAAATTGGCCGTGCCGATAGCGAAACGGATGCTACGTCGAGAACGGGTACCTGGAGCTCCATTGGTTACCAGACGCTGGTTGCCAATGTTGGAACGTATGAGTACACCGATAACGACGGAACGTCAGTATCTTGGTATTCTTACCGCCTAAACAACAGCAGCACTGGAGCTAATGGCTCCTACTCTGCCCCCGCACCAGGCCGGCACTTTGGCTATATCGGGGTTGCTGAGTTCCGCGAGTACGAACTAGGAGACCTGACAAATCCCGACGGGAGCGAGATTAGCGACAATAAGATCCGTCAAATTGTTAAGGTTGCAAGCTCGCTAGTGGACTCCTACGTTGGCTACACCTTTGACCACCGAAGTTCCACAGAGAAGCACCGCTGGAATCAGGGGACAAGGCGGATTTACCCAATCCATCGTTCAATTATTTCAGTCGAAAACGTTCGCGTCTATGTGAGCGCCCAGCAGTCTGCCGCCTTTACCGTTAACGATATCTTCATTAACTCAGATCGCGGCTATGTTGAGATTACCTCTCTGGCCAACGTCACGTACTCTTTGTTCCCGGCGATTGTCGCCCTTGGCATGATTGAGCCAGTTGTTGAAATCACCTACACCCACGGCGCATCCGTGCCGCCCCAGGACATCAAGGACGCCACAGCACTTATTGCAGTTGAGCTCTTGGCCCGGGATAGCCTGGCAAAGCAGGGCCTTCAGGCCATTAGCCGGTTGCGCGTTGGCGAGATGGAAATCTACAGCAACGAAGCTGGCCAGGGCGGCTCAAGGGCCAAGCGCGACCCAAGCGCAGCCATCCCGCTTGCGGCAACTCTGCTCCTTGATCAGTACATTAGGCCGGTCATTAAATGATTCCGGGCTTCAATAAAATCATTTCCCTTACTCGACCAGGGCTTACCGGCCAAGACTCTATCGGTAGCCCAATCGTAACCAACGCTGCCGTCTGGACAAAGAACGGGCACTATCAGCAGGCGTACCACCAGGAGAACATTGGGCCTGCGGGCCGATCCGTAAAAGACGTATACAAGTTTTGGCTGCCGTTTGCCCGTGGCGAGTACCGGCCGCAAGTCAACGACATCCTGACCGTTGACGGAAAGAGCTTTGCCGTTGTTGAAACCGGACAAGAGGCGTTGAACCACCACCTTCTTGTTGTAGCCAGAATTACGGAATAGCATGGCAAAGGGTCAGGTTACCTTTAATATCAAAGCTGCAGAGCAAAGTCTCAGGAACGTTAAAAAGGTTCTTGTTGAGTCCACTGAGCACCTGAATCCAGCATTCCAGGCTGCTGCAATAAGTATTGCTACGGATGCCGTCTATGGCGCGGGCGGGTTGGCTCAAGATGCTTCAGCCCTTGCCCCGGTTGATACGGGCGCGCTTGAGGCGGGCCTTTCTAGTCCAGACTCTAACGAAGAATTTGACAAAGGGAGAACGTCTCAAAGCGTATTCTCGGTTTCCCCTGCCGGCAAGGGTGGCGTCACGTACGTTGGCGTCACTTATGGAACGGACCCGGTTCGTGAGGACGGGGTGCCATACGTGGGATATGTCAATGATGATTTCTTGTCTGCTCCAGTCGCAAAGTTTCGCGGAAGGCTTGGCAGGATTGGCGATGACATTTCTCAAGCAATTGCAGCAATCATTGCGGCGAATATCCGGGTCGCAGCCTCAACAAAAGGCGTCTATGTGCCAACAAAAACTAAACTCAGCGTGACGGGTGTTTTGCGCCTAGTAAAGAAATTTGGGACCGCGCCAATTGAAATGTCTAGCGGCCGTGGTTACGGCTACAAAAAACTTGCTTCAATGTCGCGGTCCCAATACCTTAAAATCATGCGCCAGCGGCGTTACCGCATCAACAAGAGGTCTAAGTAAGCCGAATCAAATACTCAGCCGTCACGCCTTCTGGGTGCTGGAAGAGCAACCACTGGCATGGCTCGCCAGCTGATGCAAGCTGTTCCTGCGCGTAGGTGTTCGAGCTTTCCGTCGACCCACCGCTCCAGTGCGTAATTCCGTTCAGGTACATCCGAGTTGGCGTGTGGAAGTGGCCAGCCACGCTGTAATGGAACGGTGCAACCGTCATATTCCAGCCTTGCAGCTTCTTGCCAAAGCCATACCAAGGGAATCCGGCAAAACCGCCAGACACCTGATCGCCGTGGAAGAGGAACCACGTCTTGCCTTTTACCTCGTCGGTCGCAAACCAAGCACGCTCACCCTTAGCAAGGGTCTCAACCCACTCGACGTTCTTCTGTTCTTTTACAAGCATGGATGCAATCCGGTACATCATCGCATCGGCGTTTGACTCCGGATGGAATGTTCCCTTGCGGCCAAGGCGACCATGATTGCCGATGACGCCAACAACCTTAACGTTCTCAAAAGAGCCCGCAAGGGTGCGGATAAGTCCGGCAAGGATTTCTCCAC